CTGCCGGATGAGGTTGAAGAGCTCGGGACGGGGATCGATTTCGAGCGTGCGGGGAAGATTTTTAACCGGTTCCTGCTGGCGTTCTTGATCGGCGGTGCTCTCATGCTCGCCGGCTGCGTCGTCAAGGGGTTGCTGTGGGTGCATTTCGAAAGGTGGGCGCGATGAGGTTTTTTGAGAAGCAGCGGCCGGAACTTTACATCCACGCGGTGAAACTGCGGCGGGATAAGAAGACGAGCCGGCGGTTGTGGGGTTTTACGCTGATCGTCACATTCTCGGTGGACCTGTCGGAGAGTTGCGATGTCTCGATTGCGAAGGCATGGCAATACATTACCGAGCGCGACAGCGCCGCGGTAGATGTGCTGCTGGCCAGTGAGACCGAAGGCACCATGATCGATTTCTTTGCGCAGATCGACGATGCTACACCGGTGCTGCACCTTGAAGGCGTGGATCTGATGGGCCTGCGCCTTACGCGGGAGAAGAACGTCGTCGAGTTCCGGTTTACGGGCGAGCATGAGAATTCGGCTGGGCTGCACGCGTTTATGAAGGAGTACGCGTTCACGCGCCTCTGGGCGCAGTTCAAGCCCAGCCAGGGCGATCTGGCGATGAGGCCGGTGGCTGAAGGCAAACTGCCGAAGAAGTGAGTTAAGTTTCGCGCCTGGGGACGTTGGGGCTGCGGGCGCGATTAGGGTGCGGCGTTGATACCGTCCGGGATTATGCCCTGGTTAGTGTTCCTCGCGCCGCACGCCGAAAGCAGGGGTCAGTGAACAGTTGTCAGTTGTCAGTTAGGAGCGAACGATTGACCCCTAACTACTGAACCCTGCGAGAGGAGCGAGCAATGATTGCCTGCGCGACTGAATGTGATCGGCGGATTGCTACGGCTTGCCCGTTTCCGAGCGAGGCGGAGGCGCGGCGCTGTTGTGTGCGGTTCAGATTGTTGGTGGTGACAACAGTTGTCAGGGGTCAGGGATCAGGGGTCAGAGTTTCGACGAAGCGGCAGCGGCCAGCTGACGGGGGGATCGTGTGGCATCCCGAGATGCATGCCTTCGAGTGCCTCGGTGGATGCGATGACTGGTTTGAGGTCCACAAGGCAGCGGATCGAACTCCGGAGCCCCTGGCGGAGCTGAAGGAAATGCTGATTGCCGATCATGTGGAGTGCTGGGAGTTCGACGATCCGGAGATGGTGCGCCAGGCGCGGAAGTATCGCAAGAAAAAGAAGCTGCGGGAGAACGTGGCAGGGGTCAGGGTTCAGGGATCAGGGGTTAGTCAGAACGGCGTGCTGGATTGCAGCCGCTATTTGCGGGGCAGATGACGGGTGTGAGTGTGAGTGTATTCCGGCTGCGGCCGGGGAAAGAAGGACGTTGCGATGGAGTTTTCTGAGGATGTGAGGGAAAAGGCGTTCGCGATGTTTCGCGAGGGGAAGTCAACGAACGCGGTTGCCGGCGCGCTCTTCAAGAAATACTGGATACCGGCGAAGGCGCTCAAAGATGAATTCCTTGCCCAGGGCGGGCAGGTTGAAAAGCCGGCCAAGGAGGCCGGAAAGAAGCGCGGCGGCAAAAAGAGCGCGGAGGTTGAGTCGGAGACGGACGCTTACGACCTGAAGATCAACGTCCCGGTGGGTCGAGCTGAGGCGATCTTCGAGACGTTCACGGATCAGGAAAAGATGACGGCGGTGCAGTCTGTGCTGCAATCGCGCGTGGACGAACTGCAAGAACAGTGATCAGTGGTCAGGGATCAGGGGTCAATTAGAAACCCGGTCCCTGCTTGCTGATTACTGATAACTGACTACTGACAACTGCACTTAGAGCAGACGCGGAGAATGAGTTGAAGCCGCGCACGGGAGAGCACTGTGGGCACTGCGACGGATGAAGTGACGGGGCTGCGCGATGTGCGCAAGCCGTGCCATTTTTGGGTAGACAACGAGGTCGCGGATTGTTACCAGCCCATCGTGGGCGCGGACGCGATCTGGGTGTACTGCCGCATTGCCCGCAACGCGCACGGGGCCTGGATCGTGTCGCCGAAGGTGCGCAGCGACGATACGCGCGTGAGCCTGCGGGAGATGGCTGAATGGTGCGGGAAGTCTGTGGACACCGTTTCTCGCTGCCTGCAGGTGCTGGAACACGTTGGCCTGCTGCGGGCGGTGCGCGGTGAAAAAGCCAAGGGCCGCTACGCGCTGGCGGATGTGAAGGATCTGGTCACGCGCGAGGGCGGCTTGTATGACCCGGGGATGGGAAGTTTCAGGTTGCCGGCGGAGCGCGTGGCTGAGTTGAAGCGCCAGGTGTGTGAGCTGCGGCTGAAGCTGGCCAGGAAGAGCAGTTGTCAGTTCACGGCGATCAGTGGTCAGAAGGGCGCCGCATCTGTCGCTCAGAGCGACAGTTTAGATTGTGGATTATTTGCCGCATCTGTCGCTCAGAGCGACAGATCTGTCGCTCTGGACGCACAGAACTGTCGCTCCAGCAGTACAGCATCTATAACTACAAAACTCAATAAAGCAAAACTAACTACACCCCCCTACCCCCCGCAAGCGGGGGAGAGCGGCACTCAACAGATCCTGACCGACGAGGCAGCTTACGAAGCTACCGTTGACAAGGTGATGCGCGGGTGCGGCTTTACGGCAAGGAGGATGCGCGCGGTGATCCGCGATGTTCTGCGCCAGGAGGCGGACGAGAGCGAGCAGCCTTTGGTGATGGCGTTGGCCCTGGCGATGGTGGCGATGGTTGAGGCCTGGGAAGACTTCACGGCGCAGGGGCAGCGGCTGCGGTTCATGTGGGGCGCGCGCAGGTTTTTCTCGGAAGGCTATTGGCTAAGCCGGGAGAGCTGGCCGTGGGATAACGAGGTTTTCAAGCAGGAACGGCTGCAAATGAAAGCGAGAGTGGGGAGCCGATGATGCGATACGTGGTGATTGCGACGGCGCGGCGAGGCGCGGTTGAGCCTTTCGAGCCGCTGGATTTTGAGGGGCAGATGAAGGCTTTTCAGGGGCAGGTGAGCGAGCCCGGGGCGCTGGGGAATACGGTGGTTTGGGCGAAGGATAGGGATCAGGGGTCACGGGTCAGGGGTCAGAAGAAGCCGCCGAAGAAGGTTCCGTTGCCATGCCTGGAACATGGAAGGAGCGTTGAGCGGATGATGGCGCTGGCGGCGAAGACGAGGAAGATCGCATGAGCGTGCTGGGGAAGCTGATTGGGGTGAGCTGCTGGAAGTGCAGGAACGCTGGGCATTTTTGCCAAGCTCAAATCCTGATGGATGGATTGCCGTGGTGCATGCGCTGCGCGGATGGGGAGGCCTGCTGCTATGAGACCGCCGCGCAGATGCCGACGCCGGAGCGGATGATAGAAGACTCCGATCCGTGCGAGCTGCCGGCGTTGAAGGTTGAGGATCGGAAGTTTTTCAATTCCGGGAAACAGTTTGCGCCGGTGGAGGCGGGAACCAAAAAAGCGGCGCTGGCCGATCTTGAGTGCATGAAGGTTTGCGACGTCGCGGAAAAGTACGGGCTGAGCATCCAGACGGTGCGCGGGCTGAAGGCTGTGGCGAGACGGGAGCAGGAACTGCGCGGGGAAAGTTCCAGCGCTTACGCGGACAGCCGGCCTCGCGCGAATCAGCCGGTGGAGAGAGTGTTCGGCGGTGAGACGGTGCGGATGGCGCCGAATGCGTGTATGGGTGCGGAGATGCTTCAAGAGCAGGGGTCAGGGATCAGGGCTCAGGGATCAGGAAAAGCCCGAAAAGCAACCGCAGATCCTTCGCGCACGCTCAGGATGACAGGCAAAAGACCGGAGATCGGCGCGGTGATGGGCGCGCTGGCGAATTATTTTAGGGTGGACGTGGATGAGCTTTGCCATATTGGGCCGGGACGGGTTTGGGAGGCGCGGCGCCGGGCGATTGCGATCACGATTGTGGCGCGGGTGACGGGGTTGAAAGGCGTGCAAATAGCTGAGAAGTTTGGGATTACGCAGAGCCGGGTGTCGCTGGCGAAGAGAATGGTGAAGAAGCGCTCAGGGTTGGAAAGAGACGCGCAGGTTGTTTTGGGTTCGCTGGGTTTTAATTAGAAAGTTTTGTATACGCGAGCAAAGTGTGGTAGATTTCTAAGTGGATCGGAAGACGGTTTGTAAGTGTTCCGAACCCGAGGATGCCACGAGCAACCGGCGCTACGACACAGCGCAGATGTAAAGGTAGCTTGCAGTCCCTCTAAAAAGCTTTGAGATCACAATCCCGCATTGGCGCAAGTCGATGGCTGGTTTCAAAGTCTCTCCTTCCGGTGCTCATCAAAAGATGGGCAAGCCAACAGCGTCACAACGCCGCGCACGCGCGGGAGCAGTCAACCTCTACGGTTCCGATCTATCTCGCGGAGCCATCGCCACCACTACGTTAGACATGGTTCAAGAAAAAGTCGCGAGCGGCGCCTGGCGCGAAGTTTTCTTTGAATCGACCGGCGCGTCTGCGGGGTATCAGATTGTACCCAGAGCAGAGCGCGCTAAGCCAAAGCCTCCACTAGAACGCGCGCTCACAATCACGCTGACAGAAACGCTGCGTTATTGCGGGCTATACGGCAAGTCGCACACGATGGGCTTGCCGGAATGGAAGCGTCTGAAGCGCCATGCCAAGGACGACGACCAGAAGATTTTGCCGCCTGAGGATGCGACAGAGCGCGCAATCGTAAAAGTCAAATTGTGGCCGTTTCCCGCGTCGAGGATTGACGACGGGACGGGCGAACCTGTGTACGGAGATCGCGCAATCCGAGTTTATCCACACACGAAGTGAGCGGGAGAGCAAGTGAATCTGTCAGAGCAGTTTTGGCTGAGTTTGCTTATCCAGATGGTAATCGGCGTCGCCATCATCGCGATGATGAAACAGCAGCTCCGCGATCTGATTGGCTGGGTAAAGCAGCAGGGGGCGGACATCAAGGATTTGCAAAAGGGTCACACCGATCACGAGGGCCGGTTGTCTCACGTGGAAGCTATAGCTCGACGACGGCGGTGACTGTGAGCACCGTCACACCGATCACGAGGGCCGGTTGTCTCACGTGGAAGGAAGATTGCAGGTCTCGCGCGGGGGCGAATAATCGAAAAGCTGCGCGAGCAGCGGAAAGGGCGGAGATGTTGAATCCGTTCAAACTTTTGGCAATTTACGGCGACCTCAACAAACTTGAGGCCGTAGCAAAGGAGAAAGGAACACCGATGACGAAACTTATGCAGTACATCACATTGGCAGTGAGCTTGGTTGGGGCGCTGGGCGTGCCCGCGTATTTGCAGACCTGGCTCGCGCAACCGAGTCATCAACTCGTTTACGGAATACTGGCCGCCGCGGCGATTTTGCTGCATGCGATTTGTCCGTCGATCTTTGCAGCGTCGAACGCTCAACTGCCCCCGATTACGACCAGGGTGGGAGCGATGCTGCTCTGTCTTGGCCTCGGGCTGGCATTCACGCCGTCCGTGTATGCGCAGACGGCAACCACGCCGCCGGCAACGACTACGACTGCGAGCGGCATTGCATTCACCGGCAGCTCGGCGGCGATTGCGCTGCACTATAACGGCGCATGGGGAACGGGCAACCTGACAACTGAGTCGCTGGACTTTATGGATTTCGGAAAAACGAAATCTCAGCATCTGTTCGTCGAAGGTAAGGAACTGATCGCATCGAGCGCCGGTTTTAACGTGTACGCCGGCGGCGTGACGATTCAGCCTGACTTGACGAAGCTGCTGGCGAAGACGAATGTGGCGCCTGCGAATTTGAGCGTTGCTTTCAATTTTGACGGCGGCGCGGGGATTCCGACTGCGGGTAATTCGCATATCGCGTTTCTAGCTGGCGGCCAGGTGCAATACAAGGCGACTTCGTCTTTGAGTTGGAACGCGCTGCAGGTGCAATGGCTGCGGTACGGATCGATGAATGCGCCGGTGATCAGCAGCGGGCTTTCGTTTATTTTCGGCCATAGCTGAAGGCGTGCTGGCTGGGCTGATTCGATTCCAACCGAAACTGCAACCGATCGAAGCGCCCAGGTGATTGCGATTCACAATGGCGCGACGACTGCGCTGAGTGCCGAGCAGGCGAGACAAACGCTGGCGACGGCGATCCGGGCGCAGCTTTAAGAAATACAACGACAGGTTGGCCGTTCTAAGCCTTAAACGGCCGCAAATTTCAAATCGGGAGAGTGTCATGATTCGTGGAAAGTTTGTTGTGGATCACGTAACGAAGCACCAGGGCAACTTCGCGAGCGTGGTGCTGGATGCGCGATATGATTCTTCGCTCCCAGAAGATCAGCGTTTCGCGGAAGCAACGCCGAACGGCAAGATCGAGATGTCGGTCACCGTTCCGTCTGTCATCGAGGCTTTCCAGCCGGGCAAGGTGTTTTATGTGGACTTCACGGAAGCGCCCGCCGGGACTTCGCAATATCATCAGTAGGCATTTATAGAGCGCGGCTGAGTAGTGAAATGCGAAAGGCTGCCATTTTCAGAGAGCCGAAGACGCAGATACCGTTAAATGTCCGCATGTGCACGGCGGTGGGATGGCTAGGAATCGGCAAACAATCGAGCGGCGCTGAGTAGTGAAATGCGAAAGGCTGCCATTTTCAGAGAGCCGAAGACGCAGATACCGTTAAATGTCCGCATGTGCACGGCGGTGGGATGGCTAGGAATCGGCAAACAATCGAGCGGCGCTGAGTAGTGAAATGCGAAAGGCGCCGTTGGATTTTTGGGGGAAACAATGCAACTGACGGAACATTTCAGCCTGGAAGAATTGACGTTCAGCTCAACGGCAACTGTGCGCGGGATCGACAATACGCCGTCCTCTGAGACGGTGGCGAACCTGAGCGTGCTGGCAGTTGCGCTCGAAGCTGTGAGAGCACTGCTGGGGTTTCCGTTGCGTATCGATTCAGGCTATCGCTGCCCGGCTTTGAATGTGGCTGTGCGTGGCGTTCCGGACTCGGCGCATTTGACGGGCTTTGCCGCCGACTTTATCTGCCCGCAGTTTGGAGTGCCGCTGGAGATTGTGAAGAAGATCGCTGGCGGGTCGGGCATCCGCTTCGATCAGTTAATTCAGGAAGGAACCTGGGTGCACTTGTCAGTGGCTCCGACGATGCGGCAGGAAGTGTTGACTGCGCACTTTGTGAATGGCGTCGCGAGTTATCAGCACGGCATCGAGGTGAGCTGATGCCGAGTCGCAGCGGACATCCATGCGGGTCGCCCGGATGTGGGGCTTGCGTTGTTGGGTCGCGCTATTGCGAGCAGCATGCGAACCTGGAACACGAAGCGCGAAACAGGTTTGATCGGTATCGAGGCAGCTCGGCGAGTCGTGGATACGACGGGGCGTGGCAGCAATTTCGGGAGTGGTTCTTGGCGCGTCATCCAGCTTGCGAGGATTGTGCTTTGCGTGGGATCGTGAAAGCGGCGACGGATGTGCATCACATTAAGAAAGTGGCCGATTATCCCGAGTTGAAATTGGTCGAAGATAATTGTATAGCGCTCTGCCATGAGGATCACAGTATCCGTACTTCCAAGGGTGAATAGATGGGGTATGGGGTGCAAATCCTTCAGGCGACGGTTTTCCAGACCGTGCTGGCAAGAAAAATGATGCATACACAAAATGGAGGTTTTGCGCAAAATCAGCCTCCATAATCGCATCTATTCAAATTGCAGCGTCAGATGTGTGTGGAAAGCGCCATGAGGCCTGCTACGAGCCTCGCGGTCCTCTGTCCACCGCAAAAAGGTAGTTTTATGGCTGGTAGACCTCCCAAGCCGACGAATCTCCTAGCCATCACTGGCCAGCTTGCGCGCAACCCTAAGCGCTACGAAAAGCGCAAGGGCGAGCCAAGGCCCGACGCAGCGCTCGGGCCCGCTCCCGCTCGCTGGCAACTGCATCCTGCAGCTTTCAAAGCCTCCGCGCTTTTCGCTGACGGCAAGTCTACCAACGAGGTGCGTGACCTTCTTGGCATTCCCTGGGAGACGGCCCGCGATCTCCGCGACTCAACCCGCACCAACGCCAACGCGCATCTCTGCCAGCTCTGGGACGAGCTCAATGCCATGGCGCCCTGGCTTACCAACGCCGATCGCTGGGTTGCTGAAAGCATCTGCCAGCTCAAGCTCGCGGAACTGCAAGGCACCATCCGGCCAGGCGAGCGCGCCGAGCTCGGCCGGCTTTGCGGTAAATGTGGCCTCAACCCCTCCGATCGTACGCGCGTCAGCACACTTCCAAAAGCGCCGCGTAAATCCGAAGCCCCAGATCCGCGCGACATGTACCTCTTGAAAAGTAAGGCGCGCACAGGTTAAACCGTGGCTAGAAAAAAGTCCATCGCTGAAAAGTACATTGATGCTGTTCTGGCTGGTAAGATCGTCGCTTCTAAATTTGTCCATCTCCAGTGCGAACGTCATCACCGCGACCTGGTCGAAGGCGCGGCCCGTGGCCTGGTCTTCGATCGCAAGGCCGCGCAGGATGTCATTGATTTTTTCCCGCTCTTCCTGACACACTTTGAAGGCGCATGGGATGGAGTGCCGTTTGATCTTCGGCCCGATCAGCAAGCCGAGCTTTGGTTTCTCTATGGCTGGCGCTGGAAGGAGACCGGCTTTCGCCGATTCAAATACGCCTATGTCGAGCAGGCGCGAGGCACTGGGAAAAGCCCTAAGGCGGCGGCCCTCGGCGTCTATGAGTTCTTCGCCAAGGGACACGCCGGCGCGCAGGTCTACGCCGCCGCCACTGACAAAGATACAGCCCGCGTCGTTTTCAATCACGCAAAAAAGATGGTTGAGAAATCCAGCTATCTTCGCGACCGCATTCAATGCGGCGTAAACAACATGTGCGTCAAGGAGACCGACTCAATCTTCGAGCCCGTCTGCAGCGAGGATAAAAATCTCCTTGGCCGCCGCCCATCCTTCGTCATTCTCGACGAGCTGCACGCTCATCAAAATGACGGCATCTGGAACGTCTTCGATTCGGCATCCGGCAAAGTCCCGGATTCCATGATGTATGCCATCACCAACAGCGGCTTCGACCGGCACTCCGTTTGCTGGAAAAAACGCGAGTATGTCATCAAGGTTCTCCAGGGCGTCATTCCAGACGATACCTGGTTCGGCTGGATCTGCGGTCTCGACGATGAGGACATCAAAGACCCTAGCGGCTGGAAGAACGAAGCAAATTGGCTCAAGGCCGCGCCGGCTCTCGGAACTCTCATCCGCATTGAGGAGATGCGCCGCCAGGCCGCGCAAGCAGCGAACGATCCATCGGCCCTCAACACGTTTCTGCGCTTTCAGCTCTCCGTCTGGACCTCCGGCAACGCCGCCTGGATGCCCATGGATAAATGGGATCTCTGTGGCGAGCCGTTCGATCCCGCAATTCTTCGCGGCCGCGCCTGCTTTGGCGGCCTCGATCTGTCTACTACAACCGATCTCTCGGCCTTTGTACTCCTGTTTCCCCCGGCTAACGGCGATCCTAAGTGGTATTTGCTGCCGTTCTTCTTCTTACCTAAAGAGGCAATCGAGAAGCGCGCTAAAAAAGATCGCGTGCCCTACGACGTCTGGGCGCGCCAGGGCCTGCTTATCCTCACCGCGGGCGACGTTATTGACTATGACTTCATCCGCTCCAAGGTCAACGAGGCCGCCGGCAACTACCAGATCAAGGAGATCGCCTACGATCCCTATAACGCTCAGCAGCTCGTCACCCAACTCACCGGAGACGGCTTTACTATGGTTGCCCTGCGCCAGGGATTTCTCAGTCTGAACGCGCCCACTAAGCGTCTTCTTGAACTTGTGCTCACCGGCTTGCTCGCTCACGGCGGCCATCCGGTGCTTACCTGGAATGCTTCCAACGTCGTCGTCGCCATCGATGCCGCAGGCTGTATCAAGCCTGACAAGTCCTGCAGTAAAGAAAAAATCGATGGCATTGCCGCCGCAGTCGATGCCTTAGCGCGCGCCATCGTCGTGCCGGTCACCTCCGGCAGGTCGATCTACGAAGAGCGAGGTTTGCTGGTTATATGAAAGTTCCCCTCATAGTGCCTATTTGCGATATTGTCGGCCTGCTGGGCTGCGCGCTCGTTTCTTTTGGCGTAGGCATGATCTATATCCCCGCTGGAGTCATCGCTGCCGGTATTCTTCTCATGCTCCTCGCCCTCTTTGGTTTCGCCCCGGATAGCAATAAGAAAGTCGGCGATTGATGGGACTATTTGGCAATATCCGTAACGCGATCGCGGTTGGCGGCGACTCCATCGCTCAGCCCGTCGGCTGGCTGCAGCGCCTGCTCGCCATGACGCAGACCTCCTCGGGCATCGTCATCCACGAGGCCAATGCGCTCACTGTCGGCGATGTCTATAAGTGCGTCAACGTTATCGCCCAGACCATCGCCATGCAGCCCTGGAAGGTCTTCAAGCGGCTCGAAAATCGCAGCCGCCAGGAGGCCACGCGCCATCCGCTCTATTTCCTGCTCCACGACGAGCCGAATAACCGGATGACGTCGTTCACCTATCGCATGGCGCTCATCTCGCACATGCTCATCTGGGGTCGCCACGCCAGCTACATTGAGCGCGATGGCGCCGGAAAGATCGTCGCTCTCTGGCCGTTGCGCCCCGATCTCTTCTACTGGGAAATTCGCGGCGGCAAAATGTGGTTTTGGGTCTCCACAATCGACGGTATCCCTCAGCAGTTCTGGGAAGATGAGATCCTCTACATCCCCGCTCTTACCCGCGAAGGCTACAACGCCTATTCGCCTATCGCCCTGCACCGCGAAACCATCGGGCTTTCTAAGGCTCTTGAAGTCTATGGCGCTAAGTTTTTCGGCAACAATGCCTCCGTGGGGGGGTTCCTAAAACACCCAGCCACGCTCAGCGTAGAAGCTGCCGCGCGCCTCAAGGAGAGCTTTGAATCTAAGCATCGCGGCCTTGACACCGCCCATCGCATCGCCGTCCTCGAAGAGGGCATGGAGTTCGTGCCTAACCAGGTTGATCCTGAAAAATCGCAGTTCATTCTCACCCGGCAATTCCAGCGCAGCGACCTGGCGGGTCTGTGGCGTGTTCCTCCGCACAAGATCGGCGATCTAAGCCGGTCCACCAACAATAACATCGAGCATCAGGATCTTGAGTTTCTGCGCGATTGTATCGGCCCCTGGCTGGCATGCATCGAGCAGGCCGCCAATCGCTCTCTGCTGCTGCCGCGTGAAAAGGGCCGCTTCTTCATCGAGTTCGACATCAACGGCATGCTGCGCGGCGACACAGCCGCCCGCATGGCCTATTGCAATGGAATGTTCCAGACCGGCGCATTTTCGCCCAATGACATCCTCGAATACAACGGCCTCAACCCCGTCGAGGGCGGTGACCGGCGCTTCATTCCGCTCAACATGGTCCCGCTTGATCAGGCCGGCGACGCAGACAACGATGCCGAGCTCAATGATGACGAGGAGCCGCCTATTCCTTCCGTCGGCGCGCACACAGAGCCGCTCCAACTCGCCGATCCGCGCGCCGCGGCCGTGGCTAAAGCCAAACAGGTTAATCTCCGCTTCTTCCAGGATGCAATGGGTCGCATTCTGCATCGCAAGCCCGCGGAGCGCGCCAAATATGCAGCTACTGCCCTGCTACAACCGGTTTTAAACATCATTCAGTGCCTTTTGGGCTCGATTTCGCCCGAAATGGAGACTTTTGCGGCCGATTTTATCGCTCGAAAGGCCCTCAAATCGGACCTATGGGAAGCGCGTGATGCCGAAGTTTGGGCTTCTCGCATCCTCGATGTGTGTATTGAAGAGGTTCTTGCTCAACCCGCGCAGCAACCGGCCGCGCCGACGGCCTAACAGACCGCTGACAACTGACCGCTGAAAACTATTTTCCGGAGGAAACAATGCGCTTAAAGCCACGTTTTGCCGCGCAAACGGCCGGCACTACCCTCGAGCTGCTCTTCTACGACGAAATCGGCGAAAATTTCTGGTCTGGCGGCGGCGTAACAGCGCAGTCGGTCGCTGATGCTATCAAACAGGCCGGCGCATTCGACCGCATCACCCTGCGCATCAACTCGCCCGGCGGCGACTGCTTTGAGGGCGTGGCCATCTACAACCTCATCCGCTCGCAAGGCAAGCCCGTGGATTGTTTCGTTGACGGCCTGGCTGCCTCTGCTGCATCCATCATCGCCATGGCCGGCGATACTGTCTCCGTCGGCGTGGGCGCCATGATCATGATCCACAACGCCGCCTGCCTCTTCTACGGCGACGCCCCGGCTTTCCTCAAGATCGCCGATACCCTCGAAAAGATTACCCTGACTGTAGGCGGAATCTACGTCAAAAAGACTGGCCAGACAGCCGATGAGATTAAGACGCTCATGGATGGCGAGACTTGGATGGGAGCGGAAGACGCCGTCGATAAAGGCTTCGCCGATGCAATCGTAAGGCAAGATGAGGACCAGACCACCCAGGCCCGAGCCCTGGTCAAGAGCTTCAACCTGCGCGGCTTCAAACATGTGCCCGCGAACCTGCGCGCTACGAAACCCCGCGCCGGCGATGCTTGTGAATGCGAGTGCGATTTCTGCCCCTCGGGCGATTGTAGTAACTGCAACTGTCAGGGCGGCTGCACAGCTGAGCATTGCGCCGCGTCTGATTGTAACTGTGATAAGGCTATGATCGGCAGCCATGCCAACCTGGCCAACGGCGACGGAAAAACCAAGCGCGTCGATGGCGAGGACCTGGAGAAATCTGCTTTCGCTTATCAGGGTTCCGAGAAGCTTGCCGATTGGAAGCTGCCTATCAAGTTCTCCACCGACGAAAAGTCCGCATCGCATATCCGTAATGCCATTGCGCGCTGGAAGTCTACCGATATGCCCGACGCGGCGGAGAAAGACAAGGCCCGCGGCCGCGTCAAGGCTGCCGCCAAGGAGCACGATATCGAGATTGCCGACGGAAGCCTCGACGATGCTTCCGATGGTTATTTCGAGGCCTTGGCGCGCCAGCGCCTGTCCCTCTATGAGCGCTCTCAAAACTGATCACCGCAAAAACCTCGCGTGCAGCGGGCTATTTGCGTTCGACTCGTAACTCTGCCTTCAGGGCGCGCCGGCCAGGGCCGCGCGGCGCTCAAAGGAAACCATCGCGCCGCCCCCGCCGGGCCGCTCGGATGAACCTCTATCGTTTTTTGGAGAATCAAATGCGCAAATCGATTGAACTGAGGAACGAGAAGGGCGAGCTGACTGCTCAGTACCGCCAGGTTCTCGACAAAGCCGCGGCGGAGAAGCGCAGCACCAACGCCGATGAGAAGGAGATCCTTCGCAAGATGGATGCTCGCTTCGATGAGCTTGACACTGAGGTCAAGCTCCACGAAACCCAGGAAAAGCGCGAGTCGGATAACTCCGCCAGCGCCGCTCTTCCCGCAGCCGTCCAGCCTCGGCACGACAATGCCGCCGGCGGATTCAAGGCCAAGACCATTCGCGGCACGCCTGAATATCACGCTGCGGTCTGCGCCGCACTCTTCGGCGGTCCCATGCCGGAAATCTCCGCAGAGGTCCGCAATGCCCTCGTCAAGGGCGGCAGCGCGCTCGACATCCGCAACGCCCTGGCCACCGACACCGATGTTGAGGGCGGATACCTGGTCGCCTCCGAGCAGCTCGCCGGCCGCATCATCGAGATCGTCGACAACGAAGTCTTCATCCGCCGCATGGCCACCAAGACCGTGCTGACGAGCTCCGCCTCGCTGGGCATCCCCGCCCGTCTCGCTGACGTGGCCGATCCCACCTGGGTCGCCGAGCTTGCCACCGGCGTGCCGGACACTTCCCTCACCCTGGCCAAGCGCGAGCTCAAGCCCCATCCCCTCGCCCAGCAGATCACGGTCTCCAAGAAGCTGCTGCGCCTCACCCCCATGGTTGAAGAGTTGGTGCTCAAGCGCCTCGGCTACAAGATGGGCATCGTGCAGGAGAAAGCCTTCCTGCTCGGCTCTGGCGTGGAGCAGCCCCTGGGCGTCTTCACTCCCACCGCTGATGGCATCGACACCTCGCGCGACGTGGTCACCGGCTATGTTGGCAACTCCAACACGCCCTTCATCACGCCCACATCGAGCGTGGGCGCGGCCGATTGCCTCATGACCGCGCTCTACACCCTCAAGGCGCAGTATCAGGCCAAAGCCACATGGATCTTCCACCGCACCACGATCGGCCTCATCCGCCAGATCAAGGACCTCTATGGGCAATACGTCTGGCAGCCGGGCATCTCTGCCGGCGAGCCTGACCGCGTCCTCAACCGCCCCTTCTACATGTCGGAGTACGCGCCTAGCACCTACACCACCGGGCTGTACATCGGCATCGTGGGCGACTTCTCGAAGTATGAAATCGTCGACGCCCTCGACATCGAGATCCAGCGCCTGGTCGAGCTCTATGCGCTCACTAACCAGGTGGGCTTCATCTCCCGCTCTGAGACTGACGGCATGCCGGCTCTCGCCGAGGCCTTCGTCCGCGTCCGCTGCTCCTAAAAGCAGCTCTCAGCCTCTGGTTTTTACCGTTTAATCGGTGCGGAGACTGGGGCGACTGACAACTGACAACTGATAACTGACAACTGGTTTCCTTGGAGGGAAAACCTATGAACTTCGCACCGAATCACAAGGTCACGGTTGTGCTGGGAGCCACCGCAGTCGGCACCACCAGCGTCAACACTTCCGAGATCAACATGGCGGATTACGAGGGAGTGGTCTTCGTCGCTCTCTTCGGCGCCGTCACCGACGGCTCGCCGGGCATCAAGGCCCAGGGCGGCGCGCAGTCTAACGGCAGCGATGCCGCCGACTTCGCCGCTTCCGACACCGCCGACACCGCAGCCGCGGCCAGTGGCCAGGCTGTCGTTCTCGACGTTTACCGCCCGCTGCAGCAGTATGTGCGCGGCGTCATCACCCGCGGCGGCTCGACCGGCGCCGTCATCCAGGGCGTCATCGCCATCCAGTACGGCTCCAAGGCGCACCCCGTCGTCAACGATGCCACCAGCATCGCTTCCACCGTCCTGTCGGTCAGCCCGAACTTCGGAACGGCTTAAAGGCAGTGATCGTTTGTCAGTGGTCAGTGGTCAGTTTCCGGCTTTACCGAGCCGCGGGCTGGTCGCTGACTGCTGGCGGCCGGCCCCATTTTAGATCTGTCATCCTGAGCGGCGCGAAGGATCTGCGGTTGCCTTTTGGTCTTTTCCTAGTCCCTAGTCCCTATTCCCTGCTCCAAAGGAGCCCCCATGGCCGGCCTCAACATCACACAGCACGCTACTTCGGAGCCCATCCCGCTCTCCTGGGCCAAGCGCCAGTGCCAGGTGGATTCGTCCTTCGTCGATGATGACGAGTACATCGGCGGCCTCATCCGCGCCGCGCGCGAGGCGGCCGAGCTCCACACCAACCGCTCCTTTCTCACCCGCGGATTCCGTGAATACTTTGACGGCTTCCCGGAGCAGCGGCTGCCCATCCCCTATAACGTCATCTACGACATCCCCACGCATCACGAGTTCGAGTCGCGCCCGCACAACCGCTTCGAGCTCTCGCGCTCGCCGCTGCAATACGTCGCCGACATCATGTATCTCGACCAGAACGGCAACGTGCAAACCCTCGATCCCAGCATCTACTACGTCTCGCCCTGGCAGGAGCCCGCGCACATCCTTCGCCAGCCGCCTACCGAGGGCAATCCGCCGCCGGTATGGCCCTGGGTGCTGCGCCGCGCCGATAGCGTCTGGGTCGATTACTTCGCCGGCTACGGCAACCCGGTCACGGTCTCCATCGCCGTCAACGCGGCGGTCACCTCCGGCGCCGTCTTCACCGCGAACAATGTCGGCTGGCAGCTCAGCATCCCCGGCGCTGGGCCGGTCGTCGACGGCAACCCCACTCCGCTCGTCGGAACAATTCTTTCCATAGACACCAACGGCAACGCCGCACTGAGCGCTTCGGCAGCCACAGCCGCCGCTGGCGCATCGGCGTGGCTCGGCAGACCGCTCCCCGGCATCGCGCAGCGCGGCATGCTGATGCTTATTACCCACTGGTACGAGAACCGCCTTCCGATTGCCGCCGCGGCCCTCAAGGAGCTGCCCTACAGTGTCAAGAGCATGCTCGACAGCAACCGCGTCTACTACCAACCATAACCAGCCTGTCATCCTAAGTCCGCCATGGCGGACGAAGGATCTGCGGTTGCCATTTAGCCTTTTCACTGTTCACTGATCACTGTTCATTGTTTTTGCGGAGCAAAAATCTGTGCCTATGCCGTTCTACATGATCGACCCCGGCAGCCTGCGCCACCAGATCGCCATCGGCGCGCGCAGCTCCTCGCAGGACGCCTCCGGGCAGCCGCTCAACACCTGGCCGGTCTACCTCACCACCCGCGCCAGCATTCAGCAGCTCAGCGGCCAGCAGCTCTACCAGGGCGAGGAGTTCACATCGGCAAAGCAGGTCCGCGCCATTCTCCGCTGGCCTGGCCGCGGCCTTCCCGCTCCAGCTGTCAATGGCGTGGTCAACGTCGGCGATCGCATTTTTTACCTGAATCACGTCTACGAAATCCAAATTGCCGACAACGTCCAGGAGCGCAACCGCAAGCTTGTTCTCACCTGCGTTGAGATCGACGGGAGCGCGTAAAAGCAGTGGTCAGGTTTCAGGGATCAGGGGTCCGTTTTTCGCGCTTGTCATCCTGAGTCCGCCGCGGCGGACGAAGGATCTGCGGTTGCCTTTCGGACTCTTACTGACCACTGTTCACTGTCCACTGTTCACTGTTTCCGCCGGAGCAAAAACCATGATTGAGATCGGCATCGCTCAACTTGTCGCCGCTGCTTCAGGCGTTCAGGCCGTCATCGGCAATCCGGCGCGCTTCTACCCGGTCCTGGTTCCCGAGGATCCAACCTGCCCTTGCGCCAGCTACCAGGTCATCAGCGAGGTTCCCAACTACCTGCTCAACGGCTCCAGCGATCTCAATCAGATTCGCCTTCAGATCGATACCTGGTCGGGAGGGTTACAGAACGCCTCCTACCTGTCTGCCAAGCAAGCCCAGGCGGCAATCCGCGCCGTGCTTGAGGGCTTTACCGGCACATTGCCTGACGGAACCCGCGTCGCATGGATCGAAGTATCGAGCGCCCGCGATCTCTACGAGCAGGACGCCCGCTGCTACCGCACCACTACGGATTACATGATTCATTTTTACGCCAGTTAGCTTGTCATCCTGAGCGCCGCGAAGGATCTGCGGTTCGCACTCACCACTCACACTCACCCTGTTTTTCCGGAGGAAAAACCGATGTCTCAAACCGCCGCCCCGATTCTCGGCATGGGCACCAAGCTCTATATCGCCACCGCCCAGGCCACGCCGCCCACCATTCTCTCCGGAGTCGTTACCGGCGGCACTCTCATCGCCAAGGTGCTCAAGGTTTCGCCGCCCAAGCCGAAGTACGGCACCGAAGACATCACCACGCTGGACTCGCCCTCCAACACCCGCATATTCATGAAGACGCTGCTCGACCCCGGCGAAGTGACCGTCGAGGGAGAGAGCGCCAGCGCCGATCCCGGCCAGATCGCCCTTGCCGCCGCGCTCACATCCGCCCCGGTGGCCACCGTTGGGCAGGCGTGGCCCTTCCTGCTGGTCATGCCCGTCAACACAGTGGGCGGGCAAACCGTCGGCGGCGACAGCTACGCCTTCAACGGCCTGGTCACGGACTTTGCCCTCGGCGAGGCTGAGCCCGGCAAACCCGTCCCCTTCAACGCAACCATCAAGATCACCGGGCCCATCACTGCGACGGAAGGCAGCTAGCTTTAACCTCTCGGCGGTTCGGCGAGTCAGCGAGTGGCGTTCTGAAAAAGAGCGCCACTCGGGTCCTTTAACTGACCGCTGACAACTGAAAACTGATAACCGTTTGCGGAGCAAAACCGTGGCCTACGGCGAGATCACTATCGACACGTCTGAACTCGAAGGCATGGCGGAGTTGCTCGCTCGCTTCCCGGCAGATGTTCAGCAAAAGCTTCTGAAGCCGGCGCTGGGCGCTGGTGCGGCGGTCTTCATGCTTGGCGTCATGGCGAATACTCCTGTGCGTACTGACTTCGCTGAAGGGGGCGCAAGCAACGCGCTTCCGCCGGGAGAGCTGAAAGCGGACATTCGCGCCGTTGCCGGCGGAAGGAACGGCCGCTGCTGGTTGGTTGGCGCCGGCCCGGCAACTGCTTATGTGATGCGCTGGCTTGAGCGCGGCCACCAGCTCGTCAAGGGCGGCCAACTGAAGGATTAGGGAGCCAAGATGCCCTGGAATTATGATTGGCGCACCGGAAAAACGTCAGAGGTATCAAGCGATTCCTTCAAGAAGAAGGGCCAGGCGGGGAGGGGTAAAGGGGGCAGCGGCCAGGTTGTGGGTCACGTACCTGCCTACCCTGTTCTGCGGCCCGCGTTTGATGCTGTTTGGCCTAAGGCTCTACATGCCACCGCCGTGGAACTGGAGAACCGCATCGCCGACTACTGGCAAAAAACCTTAAAAATAGTCGGCAAGGCCGCCTGAAGCAGTGCTATACTGGCCGCATGGAGGAGTTATGGGCTTTTTGGGTATAGCTTCAGATTTACCGGCCACATGGCCGCGCGTGATTGAAAAGAAGTCGAAGGCTGCCACTGCCGTGCAACCGCTCGGCATCGGTCAAATTGCCTTGGGTGTCTTTCTCGGCAATCTGGCGTTGGTGATCCTCGCCGGCTTGTTCTATGCAGCCTGGAAAAACTAGTGACATTTTAAGTTTTGCCTTGTTACTCACAAAGCCGCCTCCGGGCGGCTTTTCTATTGGAAAAAATCATGGAAGAGAAAAAGAAGCTGGTCCTTGATACCGGCGCGCGGGAAACCGTGTTCGCTATCGACGGCGTCGACTATACCTTGCGCTACAACTTTCAAGCCATCGCGGGCTTTGAAGAAGGCACAGGCATCAATCCCGCAGTTTCAACCATTCCGCCCACCGTCTATAACTTCATGTGCCTGCTTTACGCCGGCCTGCGCGCTCACCACCCCGGGCTCACTATCGAGACCGTCGAGGCATGGTTTAACGAGACCACGTCGCCCGCTCTCTGCAAGCTGGCCTGGGAATCCTTCTATGGTTCGCTGCCAGACGAGAAGCCTGCTGAAGGAGAGGAAGCGCCGGACCCTCCGAGCGCCTGACCGGTGATCGCTGGTGGCGGCATCACTGGGCAATGGCCCGCTACGATCTCCGGCTCTCTGAGCCTGACTTCTGGTGGATGACCCCCATCCAGTTGCGCGCCCTCAACGAGCGCCATGCGCAGGCGTGGAGAGACGAAGCCACGCAGACCGCACTGCTGGCATGTTACATCGCCAACTTCAGCATGGCGCCGCCGAAGAAGCCGCTTACGCTGCGCGACTTCGGCTTGGGGACAAAGGCAAAGATCGAAACCGACCATCCGGCCACGCCGGAAGAGATCAATGACTATTGCAACACCTGGCGCATGGTAGCGAAGATGCGCCCGGCGCCCGCAGCCGAGGAGAAGCAAGATGCCGAATGAAGTTGTAGCCGGTCTTCTGATCTCGATCGATGGCAACACGGTAAAGCTGCGGACGGAGTTAGATAAGGCGGCCGCAACCACCCGCGCCACCGCCCAGACCATGAAGACCAGCATGAACGATGCCCGAGGCACCGTCATGGTGCTGGGCGAGGAGATCGGCGTCCACTTGCCTCGGCATGTGCAGCGCTTCATCGCCAGCCTCCCCGGCGCGGCTCCGCTCCTGGCTAGTGCTTTCGCGGCGACTGCTGTTATCGCTATCGGCGTTGCCATCTTTGAGGCCGGGAAAAAAGTCTACGAGTACGGCGAGAAACTGAAGGAAGCTGCCCGCAAGCATACTGACACTTGGCGTAGCATCGCTGAGCCGATGCGGATGGCGAACGACGAGCTTCAGGTCGCCAATGACAAACTCGAAAACCTGAATGCAAAACTGCAAGGCAAGCCGCAAAATGGTTTGAAGCTGGCCATTGACGAGGCGATCGAGTCCGCCGACAAACTTAACGACCATCTTTCAGCGGACATTAAGAAGATTGCCGAGGCTCTGAAGGGCGAGGAGATCGGTTCTCTCTGGAGTTTCCTCACCGGGGCCGCTGGCACCGGGGACCTGACCGAGCGTTCCCGTGGATTACAGACCACCCTTGAGGGCGCCAAGACACCTGCTGATTACCAGGCTGCGATCCAGAAGGAGATTGACTGGATTAAAACCGAACTGCCGAAGACCTTCAAGACTGAGTTCACTAACGCCGAGCTGGGTATGATGCCGCTTCTAGCGAAGCAAGGCCTTCCTATGCCCACCGGAACGCAGACTACGCTTCCCGGCCAGGGGGGACGCAGGGACTTGCTTACCGACTATCTGGCTCAGCTTTCCCAGATGGGGCATTTCGTCGACCTGACCCAAACAAACACCACAGACAACATGCTGAATAAGCAATTGCAGGGGCGCGGCAAACAGGGCAAAGCGGAAGATCCTAACGCCGATGCGCGCAATGACTTTGTGCGGCAGACGCTTGAAAATGACAAGATTCTCCGCGCTGAAGCGGAGCGCGATAGCGGAATCTTTGCAAAGACATGGGAAGACGAGACAAAGCGGCTCAGGGAACAGCAGGAAGATCTGACCCAGACCGGCGAACGCTGGAAAGCTTACAGCGCTGAAGTATTGAGGGGCTCTGAGATTCAGCAGAAGCTGAGTACCGCCTATGCTGTTCAGCAGATTCGCTTCCGGCAGGAATTTGGAGCGCTCACCGCGCGTGCGGCTAAATTGGCCGAGGTTCGCGAAGAGCTGAGGGGGTTGCGGCAGGAAAGCGAGAATATCGGCGCGGAGAAGACTCGCGTTTCCGGCGATGAGTCGCTTACCCCGGTTGAGCGTGCCACGCGGCTCGCGGGCCTGAATAATCAATCCGCGCAGCTGGGCGGCGAGATGCAGCTCAAGCAATCTGAGCTGACCTTCCTGCAGAAAGAGAACTCGCTGCTGGGGCAGATGCATGAAACCCTTGGCAATGTGGCAAATCAATGGACCAACGTCGGCGAGATCATGTCGAGAACTGCCGTCAATGTGATGAATACTGTCAACGACGAGCTGATCAAGATGATGACCACGCAATACCACAAGGGGGACTGGAAGAACGCCGGCGCGACCATCTTCAAGGGCGTGGCCAAGGATAGCCTGCAGGCCGGCGAAGGTTCGATTATGAAGGCCTTTGGTATCGGCGCCAAGCCGGGAAGCTCGAGAAGTCACCCCATGTGGACGAGAGATGCCGGAGCAAGTTTCAGCGGGGGCGGAGACTCGGGGCTCTTCAGTTCGACCGGAGCCGATAGCGCAGCCGATAGTGGGGGCTTCTGGGCTGGCCTCAAGTCTTTCTTTGGCGGCGGACGGGCCGGCGGCGGCTTGATGCAGCCTGGCCGATTCTATCTCACCGGCGAGCGCGGCCCGGAGCTGATGCACGTGGGCGCCACTAGTTCCATCGCCAGCAATCGAGACACTCAGCGTCTCTTCTCTGGCGGGGGTGGCGGCTCAACCAACCACGTCGAGCAGCACTTTCACTTCGATGTGAGCGGCGTCTCGATCAGTGACGTCGACCGCCGCGTGCAGCGCAGCATCAGGCAGGAGGGTCCAAGCATCGCCGCCGCCGCAGTCAACGCTATCTATGACATGCAGGCCCGTCGACCCGCTCGGGGCGGATTGTAGAAAAGCAGGTTTGTGTTGCCTGCGCTGTTGCGAGCACCTGAAACTTGATTGCCGAATCCGCATAGCTCCTGATCGGCAACCATTGTTCTTCTGAGAACCCGGTTTTCATTAGGGATTTATCCCTTTAACTCCCGCGGCTGGCGGGAGCCGCATTTAGGGCAAGGTTTGCGGCGCTCTCGGGCGCTGAGGGGGTGAGCACATTGGATGCACGGAGACTCAATACGGGCACGAGGCGCAGGGGGCCTGATGCGGCGCCCATTCTCGCTCGCCCAAGCGTCGGGCGGGATGGTTGATAGATCCCATTTTGGCGTGTATTTCACGGCATCTCCAAGTTCGGCCCGGCTTTGGGCCGGGCCGACGGAAAGAGTTACTCGGTTATTTGCTCCTCAAACTCTTTGAGATTGTCAGGCAAATCGCACTCATTTGCGAGCAGCCAGAGGGTAGCGGCTCGATTACTTATCCACTCCGCGCGGTCCATAATGCCCTGCTCGCGGCTGTGGTACTCGATATAGTAGCGGCCCTTGCGTGAGCGGTAGAGAGTTTGATCATGCCATTGGCTGCGGCTGCTGCGGCCAATGTGATTGGAGCCGTTCCAATCGGTCGTTTCCGGCCACGATTTTGTGGCGTTGCCGGTGTCAACGATGGTGCTATCGTCCATTTTGTAACGTGCCATGATGTGTATCCTCCTGCGCCTATGCGCATTTGCGATGTAGCTGGGGCGGAGGCCGCCGCCCCTCGGTGGTTACTACAGGCAGAAAAGCTTGCGGGCTTCCGCCTGATCAATGGTGCGGAGCGTGTAATCAGCCTCAACAACGCTCCAGTCGTTTGTGCCGTTGTTGCCGCGTCTATCTTTTTGCCCATCGCGGAGGATGTCGCCAGGCAGAGCCATGATTTCTAGATCCCCCCCGTTGTCGTTGCCGAGGTAGGAGCCAAACTGCAACTCCGGGCGGCCGCCAACGGGCCAGCTCGTGATCTTGGCAATCCACGGACGAGACATGCGGCGAGGGTTGTAGAGGCAGTAGTGGATCGTCACGCGCTTGGCAACAGGGGTCGTTTCGCGCGCGGCGAGGGCGGCTTTAACAGCCGCGATCAGATTGTTGAGTTCGTTGGTCGTCAGGGTGGAGATTGTGGTGAGGTCGATCATTTTGAATCCTCCTGCGGGCTTGCCGCATTTGTGATTTGGTTACAAAATAATCATAGCACAACCGCGTAAAATGTCAAGAGGAAAGCGAGAACTTGTCGAATTATTTTCAGCCACGGGAGTTAAAGGGATTAACCCCTTTCATTAGAGCGACTTCCGCGCCGTTCATTTCTTGGTTAGCTTTTTCGATTTCTGCATTGAGATCGATTTCCATTTCTTTCACCTCGCGCCCCAATGGCACCAAAAGGCGCTCGGGCTTCTAACTGACCCCTGACCACTAACCCCTAACCACTGCTTCTCGGAGCCTTCCATGCGCCGCATCTTCCGCGTAATCGCCGTTGCCTGTTCGCTGATCGCTGTTAGCTGTCCGCTGGCGCGCGCTCAGACTGTTCCGGTCACGGCGTCCAATCTTCAGGACGGCAATGCCCTGGCTTGCTCCAATGCGAACTGGGGCAATAAGTGCACCGTCTACTGGTCGCCGGTTTCCTCTTCCGGCGTTCCGACCGTCTATCACAAGCCGGGCGGCGGCATGGCAACGGCCGCGGCAATGACAGCCGACGTCGTCAACGGTCAATTCACAATCCCCGCGATGCCGGATTCGGCTTTTACAGTGCCCGCCGGACTGTGCTGGAACGTGAAACTGGTAACGCCTAATGGATCCTCGCTGCTCGGCTCCTGTGTGCAGCCCAGCGCGTCGAATTACTGGTATTTGGGCGGCGTCGATAACTTCGATGAATGGATCCCGTCCATTCCTCCGTCGCCTGGCGTGAGTTATGTGCAGAGTATCAACGGCTGCACCGGCGTCTGCACGGTGAGCGTCGGCAGTGGCGGAAGCGGATCGCAGGGCTCTGCAGGGCTGAGTGCTTACCAGATCGCCGTGGCGGCGGGGTTCTCTGGCACTCAATCTCAATGGCTCGCTTCTCTTATCGGCGCAACCGGGCCCGCGGGCCCAACCGGGGCAACGGGTCCAACGGGTGCGGCTGGCGCCGCTGGGCCGCAAGGCCCTCAAGGCGCAACCGGAGCTACCGGGCCGCAGGGTTCTCAAGGGACGGCAGGCGCAACGGGCGCAACAGGGCCTGCTGGACCGAACAATCTAAGCACCGCCACAATCACCACTTTCGCAGGCCTACTGAAGGGTAATGGCGCCAACGTAGCCCAGGCAACCGCCGGCACAGACTACGATGCGGCGGGAGCTGCGGCTGCCGCGCAGGCGGCAGCGATCGCCGCCAGCGACTCATCAGGCGCGGCAGCAGCGCGCACCGGGAATGGCGCTTGCAATGCGGGACAATACGAAATAGCCGACACATCCTCCGGCCCGACATGCGCCCAGGTGGCCTACTCGCAGATATCGGGTCCGCCAGCGATACCTACCGCGCTGCCGCCTAATGGAACAGCCGGCGGAGATCTGTGCAGCACGAGCAGTTATCCCAACCCGCAGATATGCGGTTTGCTTGGCCATTCGCTTCCATCTTTAACCACAGGCCTCTTGTACTGGAACGGGGCAATCTTCGCATTTGCAGCAGCGGGGACGGGCACGGTTACGCATTCTGCCTCCGCGCTGACCGCGCAGCATATCATGATCGGCAACGGTGCAGACGATTCAACCGTAGACGCCGATGCAACGCTCGATGGCAGCGGCAACATGGGCGGCCTGGCCAGCCTCGCGTTCAGCTCTACGCAGTTTTCCGGCGGCGGAACAGAGGGAGCAAAGCCGAGCTGGTTTACCTGCGCCTCGGGCTCTGACTACTTCTGGAACGACTCCACCAATCACCGCCTGACAGCCTGCAATAACGGCACAATTTCTACTTACTATCTGCAAAACACAGATGTGCTTCCGGCGGCGAACTTATCCCCGCAATACAGCAAGGGTTCCTGTACTGAGGCATGGGGCGGCAGCGGCACTTCGCACGCGCTATCTTCGGGCGACGACGCCGTGGTCAACAACACCTGCTACAACGATTCCGGTGTTACGCGCACCATCATTGCTATCAGATGTCGCAGTGACAACGCCTCAAATACCACGACCGTCAATCCTGCTTTTGGCAGCGCAGGTACAGGCACAACGATTCTGAGCGCGGCAATCACTTGCGGAAACTCCTATGCCTATAGCTCTTCGGGCACCGTGAGCGGGGCAAGCTGGACGACTGGCACGGGGATTGACCCGGTGATGGGCGGTACGCTTACCGGGACAAGCGTGGCCATGATTGTGGAGTACACCTACTGATGAAAATTCTGCTGGCATTCTCGCTCCTGCTCGGCTCCGCCACACTACTGGCGCAGCAGACCATCACTGCATCGTTTCCTATTGTTGCGGCGACTCAGGCTGCAACGCCCACATTCTCTCCCGCTGCGGGGACATACAGCAGCACTCAATCTGTCACCATCAGCGACACAACGCCAAGCTCGACCATCTACTACACAACGAATGGTTCTACGCCTACCACGGCATCCTCAACCTATTCTGGCGCAATCACGGTAGCGACAACGCAGACCGTGCAGGCGATAGCGACGGCGGCGGGATACACGCAGAGCGCGGTGGGCAGCGCGGCCTACACCATCAGCGCGGGATGCACTTTGCCAGCCGTGACAAGTCAATGGTTGGCTGTGGCTAACGCGAACGGCACGGGATACCCCGGATTCAGCGACTCGGTGGGCAGCAATCCGGCATCGCAATCGGTGAGCGCAGATGCGCCGACCTATATGGCATCTGGCACCTTTACGACTCCCTATCTAACTTTTAACGGCACATCAGACTTCCTGAATCTGGCGACTTCGATTCCTGACGCGAACACGACCTATTCTTTCCACGTAATGCTGCATTTATCGGGTTCTGGCTATCTAATTGGCGGCGCAGCGAACTCGATTGGATGGAGAATTTATAGCGGAGATTCGCATGAGTACTTCTATAAAGTAGGGACGGGAGCAGCGACCGGAGCCGGAACGAAGGTGTTCTCTCCGGGTAGCAATTACGGCATTACGGCAACCTATAACACGTCTACGAAAGCTTATGCCTTCTACTGGGACAATGCAGGAACTTCCAATGCGGACGGTTCGGGGACGGCATCGACAGAAAGCTATACCGCCAATATCTCGACCTTGATGTATGCAAATTCGGGCAACTGGGTACAGGTTCAAGTCACGGAGATGGATTTCTACAACGGGATATGGAGCAGCACCGATGCGGCTACGCTGGCCACCTACGATCATTGCATGGGGTACAACTGATGAAAAGACTGCTCATTTTCGCGCTGTTCGCTCTGCCGTGCATGGCTCAGGAGCCAAGCTATTCCATCATTGTCTCGCCCGATCTTCAGTACATGAGTTCGGGCGGCGATACAAACAAGTTGCAGGATACTGTTTCGTGGGTCAACAGCAACAAGGCAACCTATGCGCCCAACCTGCTGGCGTGGTTATCGACGGGCGATGCTGTGGACACATCCAACTCGACGCAGTGGGCCACTTATGTAAACTACTTCCTCGATCCGATCTTGGCGGATAACATCCCCACCGGCGAATCGATAGGAAATCATGAGTACGAGGGCGCGGTGACGGGCGGAACTCCAGTGCCTGCCAATCGCGTAACTACGCAATACACATCAAACGTCGAGAGCGTTCTGGCCGCGAAGAGCTACTTCGGCGGAGCCATGACCGGGGCGATACAAGACCCCGAAGTTAATAACTGGATGCAGGTTTCGAACGGCTCTTCCACGGTGGGGTTCCTGTTTCTGGAGTTCTGCCCACGAGCGGCGGCGCTGAGTTTTGCGCAGACGGTGCTCAGCGCGCATACAGGATTCTCTGACTGGTGGATATTCATGCACAACGCCGTCACCGCGGCGGCCGTGCTGTCAACTACGGCGGCCTCGGGCACAAGCGGCTGCCAGTCGAACTCGGTGGATGGCGTGAATGATTCAACCATTGGCGGCGGCGATCTGCTGTGGAACGCGGTTAAGGGCTATCAGAATGTGCGCGGGATCTTCGGCGGCCACTTTTCAGGAACACCCTACGCCGCGCACTCCACAGTGATGGGCACCAACGGCAACACGGTGCTGTTGGCTTTTGTGAACCACCAGTACGATGCGCCAGGCAACGAGACCTGCCAAACCATCTACCAGTTCACGCCGGCCGCGACAACGATGGGCGTGCAGGTGAATACAGCCTGCCCGAACTATGGCGGAACGGGTGTGTTTGGCTGGCTGCCGACCGGCAACACGGCTGACGGGGTAAACAATTATTCGCTGACTTTGCAGTTGGGCGGGGTCAGCGCGCCCGCGCCCATCCTCGGCGGCGGCACTATCGGCGGGGGAAAAGTGGAATAGCCTGCATCGATTTTCGTAAGCGCGTCAATCACTCACACCAATCACTCATCACTCTTCTCTGGAGCACACCCATGCGCCGCATCTTCCGCGTAATCGCCGTTGCCTGTTCGCTGATCGCTGTTAGCTGTCCGCCGGCTTTCGCTACCACGCCTCTCGGCTACGTCAATGTCAACGCCAACGAGTTCCAGGACGCGAGCAATACACTGGTGGCCAACGCGACCATCTGCTTTGCGCCCGTCACCAACTCCGGCGCGCCGTTTGGCTACAGGATCAACGGCAACGGCCAGGGCACGGTGCGTTCGGTCTGCACCGTGGTCACTGCCGGCGTCTTCTCGGTCAACCTGGCTGACACGATGCTGACCACGCCCCAGAATCTCTGCTATAGCGTGACCGCAGTTGACAACGTGAGCGGCGCGCAGATCCTCGGGCCCGGCTACTCTTGCGTGCAGCCGGCGGGCTCCGGCACGGCCGTCACCGGCTCCTTCGCCTGGTGCGCAGCAGCCACCGGCTCGGCGGGCGGCTCGTGCGATTTCGACCTCTACAACCCCAACGATGCCAGCCTGGTCGTCTCGCAGCCCGGCGTTCCAGGCCCTGCCGGGCCGGCCGGCGGCGCGGCTATCTGGATGGGCGCGTGGTCAAGCTCCACGGCCTACGTCGCGCCCGATGCCGTGAGTTATAACGGCTCGTCGTACATCGCCACCGCCTCAAGCACGAACGTGCTCCCTACCAATACGTCGTATTGGGCGTTGCTTGCCCAGGCCGGTGCGACGGGCGCCACTGGCAGCACTGGCGCGAACGGGAATACGTTGTGGAACGGAACCGGCGCGCCATCGAGCGGCACTGGCGCGAACGGCGATTTTTATCTGCTCACGACGACCGACTGCCTTTATGGCCCGAAGGCCTCCGGCGCATGGCCTGGCACCTGTGCGTCACTCGTTGGCCCCACTGGCGCGACGGGCGCGGCCGGAACAAATGGAAATACGGTCTGGAACGGCACCGGCGCGCCATCGAGCGGAACCGGCGTAAACGGTGACTTCTTCCTCCTCACTACGACCGACTGTCTCTACGGGCCGAAGGCCTCCGGCTCCTGGCCAGGATCCTGCACATCGCTGATTGGGCCAACTGGATCAACCGGAGCCACTGGCAGCACGGGCTTGATCTGGCTCGGCGCCTGGTCCAGCGTGACGGCCTATGTCGTGCCTGATGCGGTCTCGAATGGCGGCTCGTCTTACATCGCCATTGCGCCCAGCACTAACCAGGCTCCGCCGAACGCAACCTACTGGGCCGTCCTGGCCGCGCAAGGTTTGAGCGGATCGGGCACCGGCACCATCAACACCGGCAACACCAACCAGATCGTGTACTATACCGCCAACGGCACAACTGTCGGCGGCGAGAATCAGATCCCGAACACGGCGGTTAGCGGCCTGGGAACGTTTTCGACGGCAAACGCTCCTACCACGCCGGGTGCGCAGAGCATCCTGGAAGAGAGCTCGACGGGCGTATACACCGCAGTCGCCGCGCCTGCCGGGACAATCATCGGCACTACGGACACGCAAACCCTCACCAATAAAACAGTGGACGGCGTGTCGCCTACCGTGATGGCTTATCTCGATGCGACCAGCAGCGTGCAGACGCAAATGAACGCGAAAGCGCCGCTGGCATCGCCCACTTTCACTGGCACGCCCAACCTGCCGACAGGTACAGTGGTTGTAACTCAATCCGCCGACAATAACTCGACCGCCCCGGCCTCAACCGCCTATGTCGATCGCCTGAAAACGCGTTCGCTGCCGTTCGTGCTCGGACCGCCGGGGGGAAGCGCCTTGACTACTGGAGTGATCCAGTACCTGGTCGTTCCCTTCCCTTGCACCATCGCGGGCTGGTCGATCGTGGTCGACCAGGGAACGGCAACGGTGAAGACCTGGAAAGTTGCCACAGGCACGGCGATCCCCACCGCATCGAATTCCATCAGTACTAGCGGCGTCTCCATCTCGACCGGCACGGTGATTGAAAGCACAACTGTGTCCGACTTTACGACCACGGCCGTCAGCGCGGGCGACATTATCGCGGCAGACCTGAGCGCCGTGTCGAGCGCGACCGCCATCACCTTCCAGCTCACCTGCAACCAGTAGCAGGAATCAGGCGCTAGGAACTAGGGAAATGGAGGATTTATGCGGAAATCGATTTTAGCTCTGTTGTTTTTGGGCGCATGTTGGCAAGCCCACGCAATCACGGAAAGCTGCGCGCCAACAGCCACGGCAACGCAAGCGGGCTACTCCGGCGGCCATGTCACCACGGTGACAGGATCATCCTGCACGTTCGCATCGCAGGCCGTGACTGCCGGGCAGACCATCTCCATCAGCTTTTATGTAACAGGCACGTCGACCAACAATATCAACAATGACGAGAGCTATTACTGTAATTTCCAATATTCGATCAACGGTGGCACGTCATGGAGCAGCGCGTATGAGTGGGCGCCATACGGTGCGGGCTTTACCTTGAGTTCCACCCTGGCGAGTTCGGGCAACTTCAGCGGCCTCACGAATCTCAATCAAATCGAGATGAACGTCGTCGCGGAGGCCGGGGTTATGAGCACTGGAAGCTCTGTTACGACAACGTGCGCAGTGACGGCGAGTTCCGTGACGGTAACGGTCTCCGGCGGCGCGGTCAAGAGCGGCTATGCGTTCATTTTGTGACCCTCTCAACTCCCTCTCATCCTGAGTCCGCCGCGGTGGACGAAGGATCTGCGGTTGCCCTTCGGGCCTTTAACTGACAACTGTTCACTGACAACTGACCCCTGTTTTCCAAAGGAAAACCATGCAAATCACCGTCGGCGCCAGCACTTACAACCTGATCGCCATGCCCGCCGCGCCCGGCTTCAGTGACCTCTCCATCACCATGGAAGATCATGTCGCGGTGGTTGAATCGCCTTATGCTCCCGGCAACGCGCAGACGCAGATATGGCCCGGCGCAGATCGCTGGAGCTTGCAGCTCGCGCTGCCCAAGATGACGGCTCAGCAGGCCGGCCCCTGGCAGGCATTCCTGGCTGCGCTTCGAGGCAAAGCCAACGTCTTTCAGATCGGCGATGTCTCAGCCGGAACCCCGCAAGGAGCCGCGCTCGGAGCTCCACTGGTTGACGGCACAATCTCCGGCGGCAATGCGGTCAGCGCCATGGTGTTGAATACCAAAGGCTGGAGGGCGAGCGTCTATGGCCAGCTGATGCCGAACGATTATCTCCAGGTTGGCGTGCGTCTCTACCAGGCCACTGCTCAGGTCGCAAGCGACGCCGGAGGCAAGATTCAGATTCCCATCTGGCCCAGCCTGCGGGAGACGCCTGCGGACGGCGCGGCTATCACCCTGGTCAATACCGTCGGCGTCTTCCGCCTCAGCAGCAACAAGCGCACCTGGCACACAACGAATGACAGGCTGACGCAGATCAGCTTTAGCTGCACTGAAGTGCGCTAGCGGAGTTGGCGGCGTTAGCCGCGCTTCGCGCGTGTTCGCAACAGGCATTTAACTCCGCTAACAACGCTGACCCCGCTAGCACCGCTGAGGTTTTTCCATGCGCAACATCACCGCTCCAATGCTCGCCGCGCTGACCGCTAATCCCGTGCGCCCGGCCTTTCTGGCGCAGCTCACCTTCACTACTGGCGTTCAGTACGTATGGACCGGAGCGGGGTCGCTGGTCTGGAACGGAAACACTTATCTTGGCGTGGGCTCTCTGGGCAAGATCGGCGCCATTACTGAGGGCACCGAGGTAAAAGCCGACGGAACCACAGTCGCGCTCAGCGGCATCGACCCCACATTGCTGGCGGACTGCCTCTCTGAAATTCAAGTGGGCTCGCCGGCCAGCATCTACTTTGCGCTCGTCGATCCCAACCTCAACATCCTGGGCACACCCTACCCGCTTTTTGCGGGCTGCGTTGATCAGCCGGTGCTTGAGATTGGACTCGATAGCATCTCCATTGCGCTCAAGCTTGAAAGCCGCCTCAGCAACCTGCAGCGCGCCAGCATGCGCCGCTACACCAGCGCCGATCAAGCTCTCCAATACGCCGATGACAGCTTCTTCGCCTTCGTTGAGCAGCTCAATGACGAGGCTCTAGTTTGGTCGGCGTAAATCCAGGGATCAGAGGTCAGGGATCAGGGGTCAAAAACATGCCACTTAAACGCAAACAGCATTGGGCGACGCGCGCCTATCACCATTTCCTTCCCTCTCGCGCGAAAATGCCCTTCGAGTGGGGGAAGCACGATTGCGCCTTGTTCGCTGCCGATGGCATCGAGGCGATCACCGGAGTCGATATCGCTGCCGAATTTCGCGGCCAATACTCCGACGAAGCGGGCGCGTGGAAGGCTATCCAAACCATCACCGGCGGCGAAACGGTGGAAGACGCGGCCGCATGGTGCGCAGCTCGCCACGGACTGGCCGAACTTCCGCTCCCACTCTTCGCCCAGCGCGGCGATCTTTGCATAGTCGAAGATTCCGGCCGCCTGATCGCGGGCCTGGTGCATCTCAGCGGCCGTCACATCGTCGCCGCCGGCGAAGACGGCCTGCACCGCCTGCCCATCACCGCAATCAAGCGCGCCTGGCGCGTGTAGTTTTTGCTTTTAACTGACCCCTGGCCCCTGACCCCTGACAACTGTTTTCCGAAGGAAAACCATGAGCAAAGCCATCACCGGCGCAGCCATGCTAGTCGGCGCAATTGCGCTCGAATACTTCACTGGAGGCGCAGCTTCGCCTTTGCTGGCCGCCGCTATTCAAGCCATGGCTGCCGGCGGCATCAGCATGGAAGCCGCGGCCATCAGCGAGGCTCTGGCGAACCAGCGCGGCCTGGGCATCACCGTGCGCCAGGCCGCGGGCCTGCGCCAGGTGGTCTATGGCGAGCAGCGGATCGGGGGTACCATTGTCTACCAATCCACCACCGGCTTCGGCAACACAGGGCTTCCGCTTTACAACCTGGTCATCGCTCTGGCCGGTCACCAGATCGATTCCATCGTGAATTTATATCTTGACGGCCGCCAGGTCTTCTGGCAGCAGACCTCAAACACCAGCCCCGCCTTCCCCAATACGGCGAACCCAGCCAATACCACGCGCAACGGCATCAACTTCGGCGGCATCGCAGCCAACGACGTGCAGGCCAACACCCCCGGTGCGGTGCTGAATACCACCCCTTACGGCCAGCATCCCTACTACGGCATGGGCCTCGGCTACGGCATCGGCCCCGGTGGAAATCACTATCAGTTCGCCGGCAAGGTTTATTGCGAGGCGCGCTACGGCGACCAGCTGCCCGGCGATATCGTGCAGAAGCTCGCGGCCACCGACCCTAATTGGGCGGCGAATGTAAATCAGTCTCCCTATGGCGGCGGTTGCACTTATGTCTTTTTGCAGATCGGCTACGACTCGACGCAGTTTCCGAATTTCCCCGAGATCCGCTTCACTGTCCGCGGCAAAAACGATATCTACGATCCGCGCACCGGCGGCCGCAGCTTCAGCGCCAACTGGGCGCTGATCGTTGCCGACGCGATTACGGATGCGGATTTCGGCCTGGGCGATACGCAGGATTGCGTCGCCACCGCGCAGATCACGCCCGTGCAGCCCGGCGGCATCGGAACCGTCATCACCGGCGGCACGCTCGCTGGAATCACGCTGGTCTCCGGAGGCGGTGGATACACTACCCCGCCCACCGTGACGATCGCGCCGCCACTCGGGCCCGGCTACTGCTACCCCGCGCCCGCTGGAACCCTGACCATGGCTACGGCCACCGCCATACTCGGCTCCGGGCCCACTGCCGGCGAGGTGGTGGGCTTTAATATCACCAATCCTGGCGCAGGCTACACCACACAACCTCTGATCACTGTCACTCCCAGCCCCAACGCGGCAGTCAACCAGGCGCAGCTCATCGCCGCGGCCAACGTGTGCGATGAGGATGTGTTGACCTCGGCGGGCTTTGAGCAGAATTACCAGCTCAATCTCCACTACGACACAGGCACATCGCCCGGCGCGGCGCTGGCCATGATGATGCCGGCGGCGGCCGGGAGGATCTCGCGCATCGGCGGCCAGTGGTTTATCTGGCCCGCGTATTGGCAGGGGCCGAGCTTCGTCTTTGATCAGGGCGCGCTGGTTGGAACTCCGACGTGGATGCCGAATCGCAGCTTCAAGGAGCTCTTCAATCGCGTCAACGGAACTTATATCGCTCCCAATTATCCCTACAACAACATCACCCGCGGCGAGGGCGGCGCATCCGATCTCTACGACTCGAATGGATGGTGGTACGGGCAGACGGAGGATACCTGGCCACTCGCCTGGCAGCCCACCAGCTACCCGCAATATGCCCACGATGCGCTGCATGGCTTCGGCTATGACGAGTTTCTCGCACAGGATGGCGGCATCCTGCTGCCCAAGGATTTAAGCTTCCGCTCTGTTATCTCTATCGTGCAGGCGCAGCGCGTGGCCAAGATCAACCTCATGCGCAACCGGCAGCAGGGATCGGGCAGCTTCCCCATGTCGCTGGCGGCTTGGCAGATGCAGCCCACGGACGTGATGCAATTCACCTTCCCGGTGCTGGGCTGGACGAATAAAGTTCTTGAGATTAGCGGCGACCTGCGCTTTCAGATCGAGGAGCAGGAGAGCGAAGACGAAGGAGGCGAGCGCGCCTTGGCCGTCTCGCTGGTGGTTCCAGTCAACGAAACGGATCCCAGCGTCTACGAGTGGAACGGAGTTCAGGCTTCCGTGGTGGGCCAGGACGGCTGGGGCTACACTTCGGCGCCCACAGTTTCTTTCAATCCTTATCTTGATCAGCCCTACGCCACGCTTTATAACAACGGCGTTCTTCAGGTCATCCTCACCAACCCGATGACGCTCTACACGACGACCCCAACCGTCACATTCTCCGGAGGCGGCGGCTCGGGCGCATCGGCGACGGCCGTGCTGGGCGCAACGCAGCCCGGCGGCGGCCAGCTCATCACCGGCTTCACGATCAACGCGGCGGGTTCGGGCTACAGCACCGCGCCCACGGTCACGCTCTCCGGCGGCGGCGTCTTTACCACCAACGCCACTGCCACCGCGCAGCTCTACGGCATGGCGATCGGCGGCCTGTCTATCACTAACGGCGGACACGGCTATACCACGGCTCCCGCGGTCACCATCAACGGAACCGGCCAGGGCGCGACGGCCTATGCGGTTCTCACTGCCGGCGTGGTGACGGAAATTGTTCTGCTCAACACCGGCTACGGCTACACCGGCACGCCCACGGTCTCGATCGCAGCGCCGCCGGTGGGTGGAACGCAGGCCACGGCTACGGCCTCGCTCGCGGGTTCCAGCGTTCTCGGCATCGCGCTCACATCGGGCGGTGCGGGATCCGGCGGCGGCTTGGGTTATACGTCCCCGCCTACTGTCACCTTCTCCGCTCCGCAGCTGCCTGGAGGTTACTCAGCAACGGCCACCGCGTCCATCTCCGGAGGCGTGGTCACCGGCTTCACGCTCACCAACCCCGGCTATGGCTACACCTCTGCGCCTACCATCACGCTCTCCGGCGGAGGCGGCTCGGGCGCGTCGGCACAAGCTATCGGCGCGCTCTTCGTCACCTCCGCAACCATCACCAACGGAGGCCTCGGATACACTTCGGCGCCGACATTGAACTTCACCGGCGGCGGCGGCTCGGGCGCGGGCGGTTACACCGCCGTCAGCGGCGGCGCTGTCGACCAGATCACCATCACCACGGAGGACTATCCCGGCTACCAAAGCGTACCGTCGATTTCGTTCAGCGGCGGCGGCGGCTCCGGAGCGGCGGCGACGGCGGTCTGCGAGTACCTGCTCTCCGGGGTCGGAGTCGCCGGAGGCGCGGGCTACACCACATCGCCCACGGTCACGCTCTCCGCTCCTGGACTTTCTGGCGGCGTGCAGGCTACGGCCACGGCAACCGTCGCCGGCGGCCAGGTAACGGGCTTTACGATCGTCACCCAGGGCTCGGGCTACCTCACGCCTCCCACTGTCTCACTGAGCGGCGGTGGGGGCACTGGGGCAAGCGGAACGGCGTACCTGGCGAGCTCCACAGTTGCCGGGTTCACCATCACCAATCCCGGCGCGGGCTGGCTGCAGAATCCCAACGTGATCATCTCCGGCGGCGGCGGCTATGGGGCTTCGGCGACGACCAGCATAGGCGGCGGCCAGATTCTTACACTCACTCCCGGCGGCGCGCTCATGGATGAGTTGACGCTCTACGAGGAGCTTTCGCCCTATGACGTGCCAGTCTCCGGAGCTCCACCGGAGCAGGCCGGCACCGTCGCTGTCGGCTCGGCCGCCGGATCGGGCGCGACCGGCAACGTGGTGGGCTCCACGCTCATCGGCCAGATCACCATTCTCACCGGCGCAACCGGACTGGCTGCCGGCACGCTCTGCACTGTTACCTTCCAGTCTGCGCTGCCGCACGCTCCAACGGTGTTGATTACCGCTTCGGGAATTTCATCCGGAGTGGTCAGCGGAACAGCCACAACTACCGTCGCGACCTTTGTCGTCAGTGCGGCGCTGCTGCCCTCGACTCTCTATCAGATCGGCTACGAGCTGCTGCTGTAGGGTCGCTTGTCATTCTGAGTCCGCCGCGGCGGGCGAAGGATCTGCGGTTGCTTTTCGGGCTTTTAACTGACCCCTGGCCCCTGAAACCTGATCCCTGTTTTTGCGGAGCAAAAAGCATGACTGCACGCGGACTCATTGACTCGATCTTTTCGCGGCCGGCGTGGATGGGCATGTCGCCGGACCTGCGGCGCATCACGCCGGAGCAGTTGAAGTTTATGACTGACCTTGTGGCTAAAGACGCGGAGCGCGCGTCTGTGCAGCGCGGCAGGGGGCGGTCGTTTGTGTGGACGCCTAGCGGGCCTCACAAGTTTGTGATCACCGAGGATCCTACCGGCGGCGACAAGCATACCTTGCTCCGGGTGCCTAATCTAGCTAAGTCAGAGAGCGGGAGTTTGTTTTAATCGCGCGGATATTTGGGCCGGGGCGCGACGCCCTCGAGCTCGGCCAGGCGGGTGATGGCCAGGCGCAGCACGCTCACCACATCGATCTGTAGTTTCTCGGCCAGCTTCTTCAGTTGGTTGTGTTGGATGGCGCTGAAGCGGACGGTCATGCGTTCCATTTGTGCCATTACCGTAACCTAGCCTGAAAATTGTCAGCGTCTAGGCATCCTCCAGACGTACTATCGGCATCGTATAGACATCTAATGACCCCGTTGTCAATGCCGATGGTCACAGATGGAGGTTACCGATGGGCGCTTATACTGATTCGAACATTACTTCAGAGTCAGCGAAACACACTCCGGGTCACCGCAATTGCCCGGCCTGTGACAGGTCTATACACTTGCAACCGGCAACTCTTGATGCGCGCATGAAGTTTATTGAGGCGTTTGAAGTCTGGATCGCCTCCCGGGTCATCCACCAGGCGGGAGTGAAGTCGAACGCCCGCTATATCTCCGATCGTGCCGAACGCGACCTGCGTCAGTATGCGCGGGCGGCATCGAAGTTTTTCGGCGAGTTGACGCTGGGCGAGATTCATGCCGGGCACCTGCTCGAGTATCAGCGGGCGCGGGCGCTCAACCTGGTCTCGGCCGAGGATGGCGAGCTGCACCCGTGGAAGAAGCTCGCCGGCGCTAACCTCATCAGAAAAGAAGTGCAGACGGTGATGCGCGTGGCGCGCGCCGCCGGCGTGTGGACTGATGAGAAGGCGGAGCAGTTTGAACCACTGGCGCCGGTTTATACGGACGTTCCTCGGGCGCTGACTCCGGCCGAGCAGATCGAATGGCTGCGCGTCGCGAATATGAAGCCGGAGTGGCGCGTCGTCTATTACTGGAGCCTGGTCGCGCTGCAGACCACCGCGTCGACGAACGAGATGCGGGCACTGAAGCTGGGCGATCTATTTCTGGCGCAGGGGACGATGCAGATCAGGAACGAGGGCGCAAAGAATCGCGGCCGGATCCGGACCATTCCGCTGGAAACGCCGGAGGTAATCTGGGCGCTGGGGTCGCTGATCGAGCGTGCAAAGTCGCTGGGCGCGAACGGTCCGCATCATTACCTTTTCCCGATTCACGTTACCTTTGACCGCTATGACCCAGCCAGGCCTATGACGCCGTGGGGGATGCGCAAGCCGTGGGATGAGGTTCGCGCGGAAGCCAAGCTTCCCTGGTTCAGGGTCTACGATCTGCGACACACGGCGATCACGCGCATGGCCGAGGCGGGCGTTCCTATTCCGGTGATCATGAGCTTCGCCGGTCACCTGTCGCCGCGCATGCAGCAGCACTATACGGCTATCTCAATGGAATCCAAGCGGCGCTGGGCGATGGCGGCCTGGGCAGCTGGCGCAATGCCCTACGCGCCCGGAGCGACGCGCACAGCCTCTCCGCCTGCGCAGTTCCCTGCGGCGCAGGTTGAGCCAGAGCAGTGGCAGCAGCCGCGCTCGGTGTCTTTTCTGTAG